CACCATCATCATACTCCGCTCGTCTTCTTCTACCCATTTGTTGTAGGGCAAAATTCTGTACTTCTTCATTGTACTTCTTTTCGTAAAGATTGTACATATCCATAGGACCTTTTAAAAACCTAAATGCCTCTGTTAATACACCATGTAGTAACATTGATTCTTGATTTGTAGAAACATATGTATTGGTTGTACTTGTAAATTGAGGAGGTGATTTAATGTAATTAACCTGCACAGTATCCGCATTTGCAGGAGTTGGTGCAACTAAAATTACCTGACCTTGTTGAACGTTGTCTTCCCAATTGGCCCAATACTTAGGAGTTCCTGTTGTAGAACTATTGGGAGCAAATTCTGATATATAACTTGTATCTCTTTTTTCTAAAAAAGTTCTATTGTTACTACTATCTATAACTTGAACAGATCGAACTACCATAGCATCTCCAGGTAAAATAACGTATCTATTACCTACTGTAAAATTTGATGTAGCATATTTTCTTAAGTCATCATAATCAACTTTTCCAGCGATATCTAATTCTACTGATCTTATAAAATCTTGAATAATCGAATCAGTCAAAACATTACTATTTACTTCCGTATAGTTTCTTACTTGTGTTAAAAAATTTGAATGTGTGATTGCCATTATGTTATACTCACTGTTATTTTTCCTAAATGTAACTTTGCTTGTCTACTTCTATTTTGTAAAGACGGGTCCTCTGGAATCATACTATGTAAAATTGTAGTTACTCCATCTCTAACTACTTCTATATATTGAGTTTTAAAAGCAAATTGACCTGGTAATGTTAAATTAGCAATTCCAACCATTGAACCTCCCGAACTTGCTATTGTGTCATCATTAGGAGCTTGAGGATTAATACTTGATATATCAGTAGGTTGTTGAAATTTTTGAGGTCTTGTGTTTTGTAGTGCAATTGCATCTGCTGTAAAATGTCTTCTTCTAATTTGTGGGCTTTTAGGTTCAAACTCACTGTAATGAACTAGTGAGCCGTTCCATTCTTTTACCATTTCATTATATGGAAAAGCCATACCAGATCTATCTGATATTGCTTGTGATCTTTTACCTGTTGCCCATTTTGCCATATTTAAATTCCATTAGGGTAAAATGATTGAGGAGTAATATAAGTTGAAGCTCTTTGACCATCTTCATCAAGAGCTCTTTTCAATTGATCCTCATAAATTAATTTATTTTGTTGTACAAGTGTCGGTGCATTTTTCATTGCTAAATAATAAGCAAGTCCTGCAACCATACAGGGTAAAAATCTAAACACCACATCAGCATCATTAGAATAAACTCCAGCATCCTCAATTCTTTTTATAACGTAATATTTTAATGTTGTATAAGTAATTAAGTTTGGTGCTTGATATAAATATATTTTAGGTATTTCTTGTCTATCAACATAATATTGTGATGGTTGACCTAAAGCTAATTTATTAGGAAGAGCAGAATAAGCAGATCTATCTATTTTTGTTAAAGCAACATCCTGTGTGTTAACGTTATTCGCTCCAGCTGCAGTTGTAGATACAAAAGCCTCAAGTACATCACTTACGCTTGCATCTACAGCATATTCAGCTTGTCCTGAAACTAACGCATTTTCATGTAATGAAACTTTCCAAAGGTGAATTCCTCTGTTTGCCCATTCTGCAAATAGTAAGTTAAGGCTTGTTCTTGCTGACCTAAGACTATGACCACTAGTTGTAGTCATACCACATCTTTCGTAAGCCTCCTGTATGATTTCTTCTATAGATAAATCAAATGTCGTAGTCCCTGAAGTTGCCATTAATATCCTTTTTACGGTTGTACAATTTCTTGGATTGTATCACTTTTTGACTAAACTTTGAAGACCTTAGGTTTTTTGCTATTAAGTTTCTTTTTAACTTGCAATTTTTTCTTTTTTTCACCTCTGGCACCTCTTAACTTACCATCTATTTGTGCGGATATTTGACCTCTTCCTATTGCCATGGTTCTCCAAAAAAGTTTATATTAAGTAAGTATCTTTTATGTAAATCAGTTTGATAAATTACTTTGTGCAAAATTTTACAGGGAAATAATAACATTCTATTTTCGACACTGTCAATAGGTATTTCTCTATCATCTATTTTTAGAACTGTTTTTGCATTGCAAGAAGTAAGATAATATATTGCTGTAAAAGAATCTTTATATAAATAATCATTATGATAAGCAGATTCTATTGAATCTTTATCACGAAACACGAGATTAGCTCTTATCTGTATTATGGCTTGTGCATTAAGTTTCTCTATAAGTGGTGGTATTAAAGTATAAAAAGATTGATGTGAGGGTGAGTAATTATTATAAAAGCAAAAATTAAAAAAACCATTTTTATTTAAAGAAATAACATTTTTTTCTTGTGTTACATCATCATTTTTAAAATACCAAGGAGTGTCTTCTGATTTTAAAAAATTATAAATATTATTATAATCCTCAACATTCAAAAAATTATCTATAACTTTATGCATTAATCCTTAAAATTAATATCAATATTACCTGCAATAGTTATTGAGTCTTTTAATTTTTGTACCATATGTTTTAAAAAACTTGGAAAAATAATTATTTGCCCCTGTCTACATTCGGGTTTAAAACTTTTTTCTACTGGTTGGTAGTCCTTTTGATAGTAACTTTCTATTAAATCAATAGTTGGATTAAAAAAAACAGTTTTTGACTGATCTATTTTTTTATATATTATAAACGACATATGAGATCCAGGATGAGCATGTTGTTCTTGAAAATCTCCATCTTTATAGTGGTTTTCCCAAATCCAAGTTAATTTTATCTCAAACTTTTTTTTGATATCTTTTAATAAAATGTTACCTATTTTTTTTAATAAATATTTTTGGCTTTCTTCGTTCAATTCACTACCTTCACCAATAGAGCTCATTGTTTCAGAAAACCAAGTTTTTTTTACAACACTTTTATTTAGTTGTATTTTTTCTTCGTCTATATTTGAAATATAGATTGGAATAGAAAATAAATTTAACTTCATACAAGATCTTTGGCTTTTCCTATTATTGGTTTGTATTTAGTCTTACCTTCTGATTTGTAGGCATGTAAGAATTGTTTTCTAGGTTGGTCAGTGGTAAAGCTACAATGTATCCATCCACTGTTTGGCTCACCAGGAGTATAAAATTCCAATATTAATTGATCATAGTCTAGATTCTTGTTGATCCAATCAGCTAATTCAGCATTGTCAGTTCCCATACACTCGAAGTCTGCGGCCTCAGCTTTTGCATGCTGGCTGTTGATCGAGCTACCTATTTTTAGGCACAGCTGCTCGCTACGGAACCCTGACGTTACCTTAACTCTGCCGAAATGATCACGCACTGGCTGTAAAATATTTTCACAAAGTGCTTTTAATTTTTCTATTTGTCCTGCATTTGGATTATTATTTATGTCTAATCTAATTGCAGTGTCAGACTTAATTAATTCTTGAAGACTAAAGTTACGTGTCAATTCCATTTTTATCCTTTCACTTTTAATGCTATTGTAAATCTATCTGTATTTCTCAAACAAGAAGCTCTGTGCCAAATATCTCCATTAAATATTATAATTCTTCCAGGCACTGGTTGTATACCCCTTATCTCATTATTAATATAAAAAAATGTTTCTCCTAAATCATTCAAATTACTTGGTTCATTATTAACATAATATAGTATAGTAGTTGTTTTTTCATTATTTTGTTTGTCTTGATGAAAATAAGCCTGCTCATTTGGTAAAAATAAATTTATATATGATCTTATTAATTTATCTTTTGATGTATTAGTTGCTTTCAATAAAAAATTAACTACACCTTCATTCTTGTCAAGATCACAAACTAAGCCTGTATGCATATTATTATTATCGTCTGTTTCAGTTCTACTAAAAGTTTGATTTTTACAAAAATCGTATATATTTTTTATATCTTGTTTTGATAATAAATTGTCTTTTATTTTAATATTGTTTAATTGCATACTACAAAATCTATTGCTAAAGAAATACGCTCTGCATGTTTTTTATTAATACTTATTTTATGATGAACTTCAGCAGGAAAAAAAATTAAGTTATTGTCTTGTACAGGAATTTTCCAAATTTCTGAATTATAGATATTGTTTTCTTTTGGTTCAAATATTTGTCCCCTTTTTGATAAATCTAAAAATGTAATTTCTGCATCTGAGTTTTTAGTTTGTAAATATAATACCCCACTAAAATTACTATTTCTGTGATTATGTATTTCTGATTTTTCATTAAAAGAAGTTTTAGTTAACCAAGAATCTTTTATAGTAAATTTATAATCATGGTACCTTAAATGATCATAAACGTATTCTTTAAATTTTTCTAAAATTAATTTTTGTAATGGTTTAAATATGGGGTTATCTAATATTTTAGTTGATTTAGAAACACTACTGGCTGTAGGAAAATAATCAGAAGTAATAATTTTTTCAAATTCTACATTTTTAACCTCTTGTAAAACTTCTTTAAAATCAAAATTTATATTTGTAACAAAAATAGGTTTAGAAAAAATAGGAAGAATCATACAAAATTAATGTTAATGTTTATTCTTATCTTTTCGTCAGTTTGAGTGCAACTTCTATGTTTTATTTTACCATCAAATAAAACTATTTTATTTTCTTCAGAAGTACATTTATCTCCATTTTCAAATTCTGTAAATCCATTACAATTATTAATACTTAAAATTGCGACCTGATGGTTTTCTGGACCATCTACATGCCATTTATGTTTATCAACTTTTCCAGTATTTACATAACAATTGGCCCTTACTCTAATTAAATGGTCAAATTTTAATCTACCTAATATTGGTGTCGCTATACTATTAAAGTATTCGGTTGATTTATTATTTACAAATAAATTATGAGTGAAATAAAAACCTTTTGTGTCTCCTTGACCAGCTACACTATTTTGAAAAAACCAAGGAAAATCAGGGCCTGTTAAAAAATTTTGTAATTGTTTGAATTTATTTAAATCTTCTATAAAGTTTTTGATAACATTCATTTAAAGTAAAATTTTTAATTAGATTCATTTACTATCTTTTTAATTGATTTACTTCCATCTATATTTTCTTCTAATTCAACTTGTACTTTTCCGCATTTGTATTCAATATTATCATTTGCTGAACGTTCTGCAACACGTTTTCCTTTTAAACAATCTGACATTGCAGGTTGTATTCTATGTTCTTGTAATTCTCCTGCTACAAACATACAAAGTGCGATAACACTACTGATGACCGTTTCCATTTGCTCTTACCTTATCTTTTAATTCTTCAACATCTTGCAATGCTTTTTCTAGTTGTGTTTTTAAAAATTCTATATTGACTTTGTTAGTCATATTTTGTTCTTGAGTTACAGTTAATTTTTCAACGTCTCCATACAATGCTTCTATTAACATAAATTGTTCTTGGTCCGTGGGCTTTTGTTCACTCTTCTTGAGTAAATCTGCATTAAACAATTCTCTTGATGTCTCCAGACTAGTCAACCTTGCCGTCACTTCTGTATATGCGAACACGCCCATTGCAACGAGCACGATCAGGCTAGCTACCGTCTTCATTGGCATCTGTACTCTTGCCTCTTCTCCGATGTTTAATGGTTTAGTCATTTTTAGGTTTTGGTAGTGGCAGTATA